CCGAGGAAACCGGGCATCCAAAGGGGCTGATCCCGCGCGGCTATCCTCTGCTGACGCTGGGGATCGACTGCCAGGGCGACCGCGTCGAAGTCCAGGCGGTCGCATTTGGTCCCAACCGCCGCCGCGCCGTCGTCGATTACATCGTTGTCTCGGGCAATATCACCGAGAGCGAGACCCGCGACGAGCTGGACCGGGTGGTGACCCGGCTGTGGGTCAACGAGGCGGGGCGCAAGATCGCCCCCGATCTGGTCGCGATCGACGGCAATGCCTACACCGATGATGTCTTTGACTGGGCCAAGCACTATTCGCGCAGTCAAGTCATCATGGTGCGCGGTGTCCATCCGGACACGGCGGAGATCATCGCCCCAGTTCGCCGCGACGCCGAAGGCAAAGGCAAGCGGCGGCGGACCCGGACCTTTGGCAACCGCTTTTTTAACGTCGGCGTCTCGGTTCTGAAGGGCACGCTGTATGAATTTTTGAAGCGGACCGACCCGCTGTCACGCGGGTTCGTCGCTTTTGCCCGAGGTCTAGGGACCGAATATTTCGAACAGCTCTGCTCGGAAACCCGAAAAGAAGTGGCGACGAAGGGCGGCCGCCGGGTCTGGCGCTGGACGCCCAAGCCGAATATGGCGAACGAGGCGCTCGACACGATGAATTATGCCGAGGCGGCGGCGACCCTGAAGGGCTGGACCCGATGGGACGACGCGGCCTGGGATGCCTTGATCGAGGAGCGCGAAACCCCGCCCGCGACTCCGGGCGAGCAGTTGGACATGGAGCATCTTTTGCTGACGTCCCGACCCGGTCAGGCGGCTTTGCCTGCCCGGTCAGAACCGGAAAAACCGTCTCCGCCGCCGGTTCCGGTCCCGCCGCCTGCGCGAGACTGGACCAGTCGGCTCGCCTGATCACCCGCGAACGCCGTTCGCGGGGTCTGACCCCCCAAGCCTCCGCCGAAAGGAGGTGATCCGCCGGGGCCATTCCTGGCTTGGGGTGTCGGGGCCGCCGTCTGGGGGCGGCGGCCCCACTCATTTGAAGGATATGCCGATGTCACCCTTGACCGACGCCGATCGCGCCCGGCTGACGGCGCAATTGTCCGAGCTACAGGCCGCGTATGACCGGCTGATCAGTGGGCCGGTGATCTCGGTCGGCTCGGGATCGCGCACGGTCGGCTATGGCAAGGGCGACGCGGTCGCTCTGATGGCGCGGATTGCCGCGATCAAGCGTCAATTGGGGATCGGCGGCGGCCGGATCAGCCTCACCCCGTATTTTTAGGATCGTCCATGTCGGATATCAGCCCCATCCTTGGACCAAGTGGCGAGGCGCTGCCGGGGGTGCGCTCCCGTGCGATGAGCGCGTCCGTGACCGCTTACCAGGCGGCGGACCCGATGAGCCAGGAAATGGCGGGCTGGTGGCCGATGTCGGGGTCAGCTGACCGCGACATTCTGGGCGAGTCCAGAGTTGTTACCGATCGTATCCGCGATCTGGTCCGCAATAATGGCTGGGCCTCGGGTGCGGTGCAGCGCGAGATTGACTCGATCGTCGGGGCCAATTTCCGCTTCGAGCCCTATATCGATCACGAGGCGTTGGGGATCACGTTTGACCAAGCGGTCGAGCTGGGAAACCAATTCGAGCGGGAATGGACCCTGTGGGCTAACGATCCGCAGCGCTATTGCGACGTCTCCCGCCATGACGATTGGCACGGGCTCGCCGGTCTGATGTTTCGTCATAAGCGAGTCGACGGCGAAAATCTGGCGGTGATCCAGTGGCGTCCGCGCCCCGGTGCCCGTTATGCGACCTGTGTCCAGGTGATCGACCCCGACCGGCTGAGCAATCCCGACGGACGGCCGGACGAAGATCGCCTGCGCGGTGGCGTCGAAATGGACGATGACGGCGCGGCTATCGCCTACTGGATCGCTAAGGGCCATCCCCGCGATATCGGCATTCCCTCGGCCGATAGTTGGACGTGGGAGCGGGTGGCGCGGGAAACGCCGTGGGGCCGCCCGATCGTGATCCACGATTTCGACCGCCACCGCGCCGATCAGCATCGTGGCCTGTCGGCCTTTGCGCCGATGTTGAAAAACATGAAAATGCTCGACCGCTATCAGGCGGCCGAACTGTCTGCCGCCTTGCTCAATGCGACGCTGGCCGCCTTTATCGAGAGCCCGTTCGACCATGAATTTCTGATGGAGCTTCTGGGCGATCAGGGCGGGGAAAAAGCGTTTGAACAGTACCAAGGTAAGCGGACTGATTTTCATACGGCGCGCGGGGTCAGCCTGGGCGGGGTGAAAATCCCCGCGCTGTTTCCCGGCGAAAAAATCGGTTGGTTCAACCCGACCCGTCCCAGCGCGCAAATGGAAGCCTTTTCCGGGGCGATGCTGCGCAATTTCGCCGCCGGGATGCCGACCCATACCGCCGAAACGGTCTCGCTCGATTATTCGCACATCAATTATTCGAGTGCCCGCGCGGCGCGGATCGTCGCCGGACGCTCGATCACGCGCGAGCGGATCACCCTCGGGGTCCGCACCGGCAGTCAGGTCTATCATGGCGTAATCGAAGAGGCGGTGATGATGGGCCGGGTCAAACTGCCCAAGGGCGCGCCGCCCTTTCACGCCGCCCGCGAGGTCTATTTGGGCGGCGATTGGATGGGGCCGCCCGAGGGCTGGATCGATCCGGTCAAGGAAGCCCAGGCGGCGGGAATCCGCATCGACGGGGATCTGTCGAATCTGCGCGACGAGTGCGCGGCGCAGGGCAGGGACTGGCGCGACAATCTGCGCCAGAAAGCGGTCGAGATGAGATACGCGGCAAGCTTGGGCCTGCCCGATCCCGACCGCGAAAAGGCGATGGCAATCAAGCCGACGACGGATGAGCACCGGGAAGACGCTCCGAACAGATCAGGGGGCAACGATGCAAACTAATCTCAAGACCGATGGCGGCTCGGTCCCGGGCGTCGGTATTTTCACCACGGCGGGGCCTGTCTCTCCCGAAAATCCGCTGCCGGTTGTCGACGCGATCGATATCCGGGGCCGCCCCGCCGCGACCCTGGCGATCGGCACGGTGGCTGCACAAACCCCCGCTCTGGCGGCGGGGGTCTATGACCTGTCGGCGACGATTGATTGCTATCTCGCGGTCGCTGCCGATGCCTCTGGCGTCACGATGGCGACCGGATATCAGCTCTATGCGGGCAATGTCGTCCCGATTGTCGTCGGCGAGCAGCAACGGATCGGTGTGATCGCCGCCGCCGCCGGGGCGTTGCGCTATCATCGGGTGGCGTGATGCGGGCGCGTCAGGTGCAGTGGCTGGGGCCGCGCCGTATCGGCCAGCAAGTCAACCCCGTCTCTGTGACGGGTACGGCCAGTGAGACTAATCTGTACACCGCCGATGGTCCGGCGGGGTTGCTTATCCCGGCAAATATGCTGGGCCGGGACGGGGATCGTCTCCGGATCAGCCTGTGGGGCTCTTTTACGGCATCGACAAACATCCGGACCATCCGAGTGCGCCTTGGCGGTGTGCAGATGGCCGTGATGACGGTGGCAACGGCAAATGCCGGGTATGTAGCCGAGCTTAGTATCCTGAGATGCGGGACAGGTCAGGTGCGGTCAAGCGGCGGCGTTGTCGGCGGGGTTGGCTTGACCACGGGGACAACGGGCTTGTACGCGCTTGACCTATCCGCCGACCAGAGGCTGACCGTCACTGGGCAATTGACGAGCGCGGGAGAGACGATATCTATCGATGCTCTCGCCATTATTTTGGAGCCGGGCAAATGATAGACATCCCTGTCATCACCATAGACGGCGTGACCTGTCCGTCATCTCCGATCCCACCCGACGCGCTGGCCACCGTCTGCGACGGGGCGGTCTACCGCGTGGCCCAGACGCCCGAGGATGTCGCGGCGCTGCTGCCGCCTCCGCCCGATCCGGCGGTCTGACCCGGCCGTAACCGCAACCGATGCCGCCCCGCCGGGCGGCTTTTTTAATGGGGATGCCTCCATGTCACCGCCCTCTGCCAGCCTGTCCCCGAGCGGGGGCGGGATCAAATTTGCTCGCCTGCTGGGCAAGCTGGTCAACCGCCCCCTGGTGCTGACGCCCCGGCGAGCACTGACCTTGTTTGGGATGCTCGCCCCGCGCGCCGGTATCCGCGCCGACGATGTTGTTGCGGCACAAAATGAGGATGGCGGCGGGCCGCTGCTGCTGTCGCGATTGGTGTCGGAGGCGGTGACCCGGCCCCGCGCCCAAGGCCCGAAAGACGACGGCAAAGCCTATCGGGTCCAAGGTGGGGTCGCGATCATCCCGGTGACGGGTGATCTCGTCCACGATCTGGGATCGCTCGATCCCTGGTGCGGCATGACCGGCTATGACGGGATCATCACCAAGCTGGATTTGGCCGAGGCCGATCCGGCAGTTCAGGGCGCGCTGTTGTACGTCGATTCGCCGGGCGGCGAGGTCACCCAGTGCGCCGTCTGCGGCGACCGGATCAGGGATTTCCAGGCGGCAAAACCGCTCCGCACCGTCTATGCCGATGCCGGTTATTCCGCCGCCTGCTGGCTGGGGAGCCAGGGCGGCCGGGTCTATGCCCCTCGAACCGGCGGCACCGGGTCAATCGGCGTCATCACCCTGCACGCCGATCTGTCCCGCGCCTATGACGAGGCGGGTATCACCGTCACCGTATTGTCGGCGGGGGCGCACAAGGGCGACGGCCACCCTTACGCGCCCCTGCCCAAAGCAGTCGCCAGCGAGATCGTTGCCGAGCTGGAATCCTTGCGCGGCTATTTCGCGGCAGCGGTAGCGGCGGGCCGCGATCTCGATCTCGACGACGTGCTGGCGACCGAGGCGCGGTGCCTGTCGGCGGACGAGGCGCTGGAATTGGGCCTGATCGATGAAATCATGAATCCGGACGACGCCCTGGCGGTCTTTATCGCCGATCTGGCGACCGGGAAATCCGTATCCACCCCGGCGGGAAAACCCGCCGCTACCCGCAGCAGCCAAGGAGACAAAATGGCACAGCGCCAGAGAGCGGCGGCCAAATCCGCCCAGAAAAAAACCGCCCAGGACGACGAGGACGAGGACGGCGTGAGCGCCGCCAGTCCCGAAGACGAGGGCGACGACGACGACGAAAGGGACGCGGAAGACGACGAGGACGAAAAGGAATGCGGCAAAAAGTCTGCGTCGTCTCCGAAAGCGGCGGCGCGTCAGGCGACGGCGCGAATCCAGGCGATCATCACCGCGCCGGAGGCCGAGGCCAACCGGACGCTGGCCCAGACGCTGGCGTTTGAGACCACTCTGTCGGTCAAGCAGGCCCGCGCCGCTCTGGCCGCTGCCGCCGCCGATGCCCAGGCGGGCGGCGGCGGAACCCCGTTTGCCGCCGCGATGGCGGCGTTTCCGGGCGCGGCGCTGGGGGTGGGCGCGTCCGGGGCCGATCGCTCGCCCGCCGGGGCGCTGGCCAGCGCCATGGATCGCGAGCTCAAAAACTCCGGCCTCGTGAAATAAGGAGCCAGGACCATGGCAAATTCGACGATGCCCGTTTTTTCGATGCAGCGCGGGCGGCTGCTGTCGAGCGTTCTGGCGGTGGAGGCCGAAAACGGCCTATCGCGGCGCAGTGGCACCATCCTCGCGGGCTCCGGCGCCCTGGAGCTGGGGACGGTGCTGGGTGCCCGTCTGCTGGGCGCGATTACGATTGCCGCCAAGGCGGGCGGTAATACCGGCAATGGTGGCCTGGGGGCCTCCGCGCTAGGGATCGAGGCCAAAGTGGGCGCTTATACGATCACCTGCGTCGCCGCTGCCGCCAATGGCGGGCGGTTCCAGGTGGTCGATCCCGATGGCTATCGCTTGGCCGACGCCACTGTCGGCGTCGCCTATGCCGAGCGCCAAATCGGCTTCACGATCGCCGATGGCGCGACCGATTACGTCGTCGGCGATGCCTTTGTCCTGACCGTCGCGGCGGGAGACAACAAACTGGTCCCGCTGGCCCCTGCCGCTGTCGATGGGACGCAACGCGCGTCCGATATCCTGCTGGCGCCGGTCACGGTGGCGGCGGATGCCGATGCGTCGGCCCAAATGCTGACCCGTCAGGCGCTGGTGATCGAGTCCGGCCTGATCTGGCCTGCCGGGATCACCGATGCGGCCAGGGCGGCGGCGCTGTCTCGTCTGGCCCGCTCGTTCGTTTTCACCACCACCGCCGCCTAAGGAGGGGCGTATTACCATGCCTAATATCGGCAATGACGGGTTTAATTACCCCTTCACGGCGACCGATTTGACGGGCCAGATCGCCCGTATCCCCAACGTCTGGGGCGATCTGCTGGCCGAGGGGCTTTTTGCCAGCGAATATCCGCCCAACATTTTTGTCGAAATCCGCTACGAGGACGGCATCGTCACCGTTCTGGAAGCGGCGGAACGGGGTTCGGCGGGTCCGGAAAGCGTGGTCGAGACCGAGCGGGGCATTATCCTCAAAATCCCGCACATCCCGCATTTCGCCCGGATCGCGCCCGAGGATATCCAGGATCGCTTTACCATCGACGAGGGCGGCCGCCGTCGCCCGCTGACCCTGGCCGATGTCACCGCCAAGCGGTTGTCCAAGCTGCGGCAGGATCATGCCCAGACCCTGGAATTTCTGCGCTGGGGTGCCCTCAAAGGGCAGTTGATCACCGGAACCGGCCGGGTCCTGTACGACTTCTTCGAGGTCTTCGGGATCGCCAAGAAGACGATTAATCTGGCCTTGGACAACCCGAACACCAATGTTCAGGCCAAGTGCGGCGAAATTCGGCAATGGATGCTGACCCACCTCTTGGGCGAAAGCATGAACGGGGTGCGGTGCAAGGTCTCGACCAGCCTGTTTCACAAGCTGACCTCGCATCCCAACGTCGAAAAATTTTACCTCAATTGGAATAACGCCCAGGCGCTGTCGGGCGGGATTGCCGCCGCCGCGTTTCCTTTCGGCGGAATCTTGTGGGAGGAGAATTTCCAGGCGGTCTCGAACACCAAGCTTCAGACCGTCACCTTTGTCGAGGACGGCAAGGGCATTGCCTACCCGACCGGGACCCGGCAGACCTTCCGGACCTATTTCGGTCCTGCTCACCACATCGGGATGGTCAATACCAGCGGCGTCGAGGTTTTCGTCAGCCCGGAAATTTTGAAACACGGCGCGGGTGTCGAGCTTAAATCGCAAAGCAATCCGCTCCCGGTGGTGACCCGCCCCGAATTGCTGGTCGAAGTTGTCGCCAACTAAAGGACATCACCATGGCCGAAGACACTGAAATCGGTCAGCCCCCGGCTGACCCGATGCCGCCGACGCTTGGCCTCGGCGACCCGCCCCCGCCTGCCCCGAAAGGGGCGGATGGGGCCAGCGTGACCCTGACCGCGACGGTCCTGGTCGATGGCCGCGCCTATGGTCCCGGCATGTATCGCCGGGTTTCGCCCGATCTGGCCAAGGCTTTGAAGGCCGCCGCCAGATCGGGCGGCTGATCCGATGGCATCGGATTTTGACCGGGCGGTGATCGGCCTCAATCGGGCGGTGATCGGCACGTTTGGTGATGCGGTGGTGCTGGTCGCCCCGGACGGTCGACGGGTTCCGATCGCCGCCGACTGGCGGCAAGAGCCGGTGGAGATCGCGGCCGGACACGGTGTGGTCTCGACCTATCAACCGATGCTGGGGATCGATCTCAATCTCTGGCCGCCCGGTCTGGCTCTGCCGGACGAGGATTGGCGGGTAGACATCGCCCCCGATCCCGCCTCGGTCGAGGATCGATCGGGCCGCTGGGAAATCTCGGAAATCCAGCGCCCCGGCGGGGCCTGGATCGATCTGTTGCTGACCAATCGACGACGATAAGGGGGGGGTGTCATGCCCAGTCGCACCGAGCATCTGATCGATATCGAGGCGCGGCTCAAAGGGCAAATCCCCCAGGTTGGGGACCGCATCTACCGCAGCCGCGTCAAGCGGCTGACCCCGGATAAGTTGCCCGCGATCTGCCTCTACGCCCCCGAAAAAGACGGCGGCGCGGCCCTGGTGACGGGTGGGACGGCTCAATACCAGCCCACCCATACCCTGGCGATCGAGGTCAGGGTTACCGAGGCCGATGGTTTTGATGTCGAGGCCGAGGCGATCAGCGAGGCGGTGATCGATCTGCTGTTTCGCGATCAGGACTGGATGGCGCGGTTCGAGCGCTATCCGCATTTTTCCGCCCGGCAATTCCTCGATCACCGGGGGGAGGAGACCTTTGCGGGCGAGGTGGTGACCATCCGGCTTAGGGATCGCCGCCCGACCGAATACCGCCCCAGAGCGCCCCGCCTCGGCGGGATCACCCTTCAAATCGATGTCGACGGCGACGGAAACCCTGAGTTTTCCGCCGATTTGACCCCAAAACAGGATTAATCATCATGCGTGTGCGCGTGAACCCCGCGTTTTTGGCGGAAAACAGCGATTTTCAGGTGCTTCACCCCGTCACCAGACGGCCGTTCCCGGCCCCTGACCCCTTCGAATTGTCCGATCCGGACGTCAAAACCCCCCTGATCCGCCGCCTTTTGCCCCCTCTGGGGCAGCCGGGCGGGGTCGAAGGGGGCGTTTTTGGCGACCTGATCCAGGTTACCGAGGCCCTGCCGGTGGCCAAACCCGCCCCTCAGGAGGTGTAAAACATGGCCGAAACGACCCTTTCGTCTGGCGCTTTTGATGAAATCGCCGCCGACGAGCGCACCTCGGGCGTAAAAATCGAGGTCAAAGGCGTTCCGGGCTATCAGTCCGATACCCAGAGCGCAGTGATCGTCGCGCAAATGCTGGCGGGGACGGCGGTGGCCGGTGTCCCGATGCGGGTCGAGGGCGACGGATCCGCCGCTGCCGCGTTGTTCGGGCGCGGCTCCCATTCCCACCGGATGGTGATGGCGTTTCGCCGGGGCAACAGCACCACGCCGATTGATGTGATCGGTCTGTCTGACAATCCGGCCGGTGTCGCTGCGACCAAATCGATTTTAATCGCCGGGACGGCGACCGCCGCCGGTCAGATCAATCTGTATGTCGGCCTTGATCGCGTCCAGATCGGCGTCGGGATCGGCGATACCGCCGCGACCCTGGCGACCGCTCTTGCCGCCGCGATCAATGCCGAGACCAATCTGATCGTCGCGGCCCAGACCAGCGCGACGGCGGGCGAGGTCAAGATTACCTGCCGCCACAAGGGCGAGATCGGCAACGAGACTAAGTTGTCGATCAATCTGTTGGGGGATCTCGGCGGCGAATCGACGCCTGCCGGGATCGCCGTCACCGGCCTGGGATTTTTGACCGGCGGGTCGGCCAACCCCGACCAGACTGCCGCGATCGCGGCGGTCCAGAACCGCGACTATTATTATTACGTCCTGGGCGGATGGTCGGACACCGCGACTCTGTCGGCGTGGTCGCCCGAGCTTGAGGCGATGTGGTCGCCCGAGCGCGAGTTGTGGGGCCGGATCGGCATCACGGCGCGGCGCGGCACCCTGTCGCAGCTCAAGACTTTCGGCTCGGCGCGCAATGACCGCTTTATCACCTGCTCGGGCGTCTTCGGGACGGTCGGCCCGATCTACGAGACGGCGGCGCGTTTGGCGGCCAAGGCGGCCCGGTCGCTCGCCAATCACCCGGCCCGGCCGCTACACGAATTGATGCTGACCGGAGAGCGCGCGCCGGAAAAGCAGGACATTTTCAGCGCGCGCGACCGCAAGGATTTGCTGTGGTCGGGCATCGCCACCGTCAAAGAGGGTCCGGCCCAGACGATGGTGATCGACCGGATGATCACGCTCTACCAGCGCAACGCCTCGGGCGACCGCGACGATACCTGGCTCGACATCACCACTCCGGCGACGGTCGGCCTGATCGTCAATACGATCAAGCGGTTGGTCTATGATCGCTTTATCGCAACCCGTTGCATCCTGGTCGATGACGAGACGGCGGAAGTCGTTGACACGGCGATCCCGTGCACTTGCCCGAAAAAGATCAAGGCAACGATTTTCGCCCATTACTCGGTCCTGAAAACGGCGGGTCTGGTCGAAAACGAAGCGGCCTTCCGCAAGTTGTTCCAGGTCGGGCGCGATCCCAATAATCCGACGCGGATCAACATGATCTACACGCCGGATATTGCCAATCCGCTGATTACTTTCGCGGCCCAGATCAAGTTCAGCCTGCAATGGCCGTCTGATCTGGTCGATGCCGCGTAGGGGAGGATGACGACATGACTACTGTTGCAGGCGTCTTGGGCGTCGATTTGGGCGGAACCTCTTTTGCGTGCGAAGAATCGGCGACCTACAACACCCAGACCCGCGCCTATAAGGGGATCAAGGGCGGCAAGGGCTTTCTCGGTGTCGAGGGGGAGGGGGTGATCCCCTTTATCGAGGTGACGATCCGCCTCGATGAGGGGCAGGCGTCCGATGCGGTCCAGATCAAGGGCGAGACGGTGATCCTCCGCTGCGAGGATCGCACCGTCACCTTGACCAAGGGCTGGCTGGATGGCGCGCGCGAGGTTGATGGGGCCAAAAATTCGATCAAGTGCAAATTCGTCGGACCCGCTTGCACGGAGGTCTTTTGATGATTCCGCTCCCCAATGATGAGCTGGACGAGGATGAGGTCCGCGCCCAACTCGACGGGTGGATGGACGAGCTTGCGGGCGGCAATCGACTGCTGCGGCTCGAATACCCCCTGGAAATCATGATCGGCGCGGGCGGGAAAAAGGCCGAACCGATGGAGTTCGACACGCTCGAATTCCGGCGTCCCAAGGCGGCTATCCTTGATATTGCCACCGGTAAGGGCGCGCAAATGGCGATCGTGCGGGAGATGATCTCTTCGATGCTGGTCCCGGTCCTGGACGGGGTCAAGATCATGCCGCGCCACCTGGAAAATCTCGATCTGATCGATTTCACCCGTGCCTCCCTGACGATGGGGCTTTTTTTTCCGAGGCCGCCCAAGGCCGCGGCCTTGGAAACTGGCGAGACCTAATCGACGCCTTGATGTGCGAGCACCACTGGCGGCCGGACGAAATCAAGTCAATGGATTTGATCGATTTCGTCCGCGCGGTCGAGGCGACCGATTCCTACAACCGAAAATTAAACGATCTCATCCACGGGGATGGGGCGTCGTAGCGGGGATAGGCCATGGCGACGGGAAAAGAATATGCGGTCGTCCTGGCAATCCGCGCCGCCGACTATGCGACCGGCACGATCCGGTCGGTAGTTGGGCGTTTGGCGGCAATGCGGGGGCAGGTCGCCGCGATGGGGCGCGATCTGGGGATCAACCGGGTGATCGACGGCCTGTCCGGGGTGCGCTCGGCGGCTGCGGGGATCACCGGCACAATTGCGGGCGGGCTCAAATCCGCCTTTGCGATGACCGGATTGGGGGCCGCCACAACGGCGGCCGGTCTCTGGAAGCTAACGGTTAGCGCCGCCCGCAACGGCGACGCGCTCTATCAATTGTCCCAGCGCCTTGGCATCTCGGGGCAGTCGATCAAGGAATGGCGCTACGTTGCCAAACAGACCGGCGTCGACGCCGATACGCTGACTGGCTCGATGTCTTTCCTGACCCGGTCAATCGGTCAGGCGGTCAATGGAACCGGCAAGGGTAAGGAGGTTTTTGCCGCACTCGGGATCAAGCTCCGCGACGCCTCCGGCCACGTCAAGGCGACCGACGTCGTGATGATGGAGCTGGCCGACAAGATGGCAATGATCCCCGACGCGGCCCAGCGGGCAGCGGTCGCCTCGGCTCTGCTGGGTAAAGAGGCGGGGATGACCCTGGTTCCTCTGCTGTCGCAGGGGAGCGCCAAAATCGAGGCTCTGCGGGGCGAGGTCAGATCGTTCGGCATCACCTCGGACCAGAGTCTGGCGGCGGCCCACGCCTTTGCGATGTCGCTCAATAAATTGGAGGGGGCGGCCAGCGGTCTCGGAACCGCGCTGGGCAATAAGCTTTATCCGCAATTCCAGCCCCTGGTCGATAATGCCTCATCTTGGCTGGTGGCGGCGCGTCCCAAGTTGACCAAGGCTATCGGCGATCTCGTCGCCCGGGTGACTGGCGGCGTCAAATCGATCAATTTTGACTATGCGTCCGACCGTGTTTTGGCTTTTGCCAATACCGTCCAAAGCTGTGTCGAGGCAATCGGGGGGTGGACAACGGTGCTGGCCGGTGCCGCCCTGATGATGGTCTCCGGGCCGATCATGTCGACGATCCATCTGATTGCGGCGATCAGCCAATTGGGTATCGCCCTGGGTGTGGTCGCGGTCAAATTCGCCTTGGCTTTTGGCGGTGGTATCGTCGCGATGATCTCGTCTTTCGTGCTGGCGCTTCGCTCCGGAATCGGGGTGGTCCAGGCGCTCAATATCGCGATGGCGGCCAATCCGGTCGGGGCCATCATCCTGGCGATCGCGACATTGGTCGGACTGGGCGTCACCCTCTACAACACCTGGGAGCCTTTCCGAAAAATGATCGACGGGATCGTTGATAAAGTAACGTCGCTGGGTAAGGGCGCGATCGGCTGGATCGGCAAGCAACTCGGCTTTTCCCCTGGCGGTGAAGTCCCCAAACCTGCGGTTCCGTCCGCGCCGGGCGGGTCTGCTCCCGCTGCGATTGCTGATGCCCCGGCGACGGGGCCGCGCTCGGTCGATCAGGCGGCACCCCCGGCGCGGGGGGACGTCGCAATCCCGCCCCCGGTGATGTTGCAGTCAAAGGCGGACCTCACCGTCCGTATCCTGTCCGAGGCCCCGGCCAAGGTCGAGGGAGTTAAACAACAGGGGGCGGGGCTGACGGTGCGGACCGATCTGGCCACCGGAAAGGGGACCGCCGGAACGGGGTGAGCGATGCTACAGATCCACTCGACCTCCAATCTTGAGGAGATCGCCTCAAAACTGACCGAGTTAGAGGCGACGCAGGTCCCCTTTGCCTGGGTCCTGGCTCTCAACCGCACGGCGGCGGAGGGGCAGGAGCGGGTAAAGGCGGATTTGCCCTCGCGCTTTACCTTGCGGCGTGATTGGGTGGCCAAAGGGCTGCGAACGGCGTTCGCGACCAAATCACGCCCGGTCGCGATGGTTTACACCAAAGACTGGTTTATGGAGGATCAGGAGGCGGGCGGCGACCGCAGCCCGGCCAAAAGCCCGACGATGTTTATCCCCTCGCTAGAGGTCAGGGAGGGCGGCAGCTTCGAGGGGCAGATCAAAAAGGGGATGCGGCCCAAGGCACTGATGAAGGCGGTGGGCAAGGCCGATGGGCGGGCGACGCGGCGCTATCGCAAACCGGGGGGTGAGTACGCCAAGCCCCTCCCGTTTATCATTAAAATGAAAAACGGCAAGCAGGGGCTGTTTATCCGGCGCGACCACAAGCGCCTGCCGATTGTCCTGCTCTATACCCTACAGGCGTCGGTCAAAATCCCGCCGCGCTGGTCGTTCGGGGTGACGACGCAGGGTGTCGCGGACAAGGTGCTGCGGCGTGAATTTATCAAAGCGCTGGACGAGGCGTTAAAGTCGGCAAAGGGCGGCCCGATCAAATCGGCCTATGTCTCTCACCTCGCCGAATTTGATGGGACCGGCCGCGACTGGTACAGCGGCGGCGGCAAGGGGGATGGGCTGGGGCAGGGTGTCCTGTCGGCGCTGGAAAGGTGATTGACCGTAGGCGCGGGCGAGGGCAGCATCGTCGATACCCGTTTTGGGAGGGTGGCGATGGGCTTTTTTCGTGTTCGTAAGACGATCAAGATCGCTCCGGGTCTGAAAATCAATCTGGGTAAAACGGGGGCTAGCCTCTCGGTCGGCAAGCCGGGGGCGACCGTCAATTTCGGTCGGCGCGGGCCTCGGGCCACGGTCGGGCTTCCGGGGACGGGCTTGTCATACAGTGTTGCTCTGGGCAAGCGGGCGCGGTCGCCCCGTGCCCTTAGCGGGGCGGCAGCCCCTCCCGTCCCGGCGCGGACGGTGATGGTCGGGCTGATGGAGCTTGTCTACGGCTCCCTTTTCCTGGCCGGTCTGATCTTGCTTTTTGTCCCTGGATATTGGTCGCTCGGGCTGGGCTTGCTGGCTCTCTTCCTGCTCGCCTCGGTCGGGATCGCGCTGGCGATGCAGCCGGGGCGGCATGATGGCGACGAGGCTAGGGCACTGGCCAGCGATCTATTCGATAAGCCCCCGCCCGGTCCCCCGGTCTGACCGGGCCGTTTCTTTCATCAAGGCACCCCCGGCGGGTGCCTTTTTTTATGGGGTGACGGATGGATAAGCGCCTGGAAGTCGAGGAGGCAGAGGCATCGTTTCGCGGGGTGCCCTTCCACGTCCTTAAACGGAACCGGGGCGGCGGACGGCGCGGCCCCTGTCACGAGGCCCCGCAGCGCGACGAGCCGGACGGCGAGGATTTGGGCCGCAAGGTCCGGGTATTCCGGGTCGAGGGACTGATTATCGGCCAGGGTGATTCGGACGAGGCGTGTGCAGCCGATTGCGCCCGTCGCGTCGCGGCCTTGTTAGAGGCATTCGAAGATGTCCCCGGGCCAGGGACCTATCGCGATCCTTGGCATAAGGACTGGCAGGTCATTTGCCGGTCCTACGATCTATCGGACGATCAGGACCGGCAATTCGTCTCGGTTTTTTCGGCGGTTTTTGAGGAGTCCGGCGACACCCGCTATCCGCTGTCGCGCGAGGATACCGCAACGGGGGTGGAGACGGCGGCGGACGAAATGTCCGAGGTATCGGCCAACTCGCTGCTTAAAACTCTCTCGGTCAAGGGGCGTCCTCAATATGTGCTGGATGCGGCCAAGGGCTTTGCCATCGGCGCGGCCTCGACCTTGAGCGGCACCAGCCTGACGCAATTGGACACATCATCGGCGATCGGTGTCGTCGACGCGGGCAGCGAGTGGCAGCGCTTTACCGGCTCCCTGCCGGGGAGCCTGACCTCCGGCCTGATCGGGGATGGCCTGTCTCGGCTGTTCCGGGCCTTTTCTGGGGGCTCCTATCATCGCCGGGCCGGTCTTGGCGATGCCGGGGCGGCGCGAACGGCGTTCGCGGGGCTGTCGTCCTTTGGGTCGGACGCCCCGGTAATCCAGCCCGTCACCGCCAGTCGGGCGGCGCAGGCCCAGAACCAGTCGGCGATGATCGCGGTGGTCCGGCGGATGGCGGTGGCCGAGGAAGCCCGCGCCCTGGCCGCGACCAGTTGGGACAGCCACGACCAGGCGCAGTCGCAGCGTGACGCCACGGTGGCCCGGATCGATGTGGTGATGATCGAGGCCGGGCGGGTCGGCGATGACGATGTTTACGGCGCGGCGCGGGCCTTGCGCGAGGCGGTGATCCGCGATGTCGCCGCTCGGGCGCCCTCGGCGCGGGTGCGGACAGCGACCTTTGATGTCGTTCTGCCCGCGCGGGTGATTGCTCACCGCCTGCTGGGCGATGGGCGCAAGGCCGATGATCTGGTCAAGCGCAACGGTATTTCAAACCCGGCCTTTGTCCCCGCCGGGCGGCCTTTGGAGTATCTCGATGGATGAGTATCCAGCCTATCCGGCCCCGGTCTATCCGACCGATGTGGACGAGTCCGAAATCGTCCGGATCGTGATGATTTCGGGCGAAATGAAAGGCGCGGATCTGTCCTTTTGGCAGGCGGCGCAAATCACCCGCGAGCTGGATGCCTGCGCCTCGACAGCCTCGGTCGCGGTCGGGCGGGGACGACTGCGCGAGCGTGGGATCGAACGTTTCCCGATCCGGATCGGGGATGGTGTCCAGGTGCTGATCGGGATGGGCTCGGTCTCAACGCCGGTTTTGGTGGGCTGGATCGAAAAAATCAACCGCACCCGCTCGGCCGAGGAACATGGCGTCAATGTCCAAATCCGCAGCGTGACCGGCGATCTGGTCGATTGCTCGGCGCTCAATTCGCCGGGGCAATGGACCCGGGCCAAGCTGTCGCGGATTTTGACCGATCTGGTCACCACGCCCTTTGCTGTCCCGATCCGGGTGCCCGCTGAATTTGATCGGATCGTCCCCAATTTCGAGCTGGAGCAGGGCGAGAAGGTGTTCGAGGCGGTCGAGCGTCTGGCCCATTCGGCCGGCCTGATCGTCCACGATACCGCCGCCGGAGTCCTGATCGCCACCCGACCCGGTCTGGTCCGGGCGGCGGCGTCCCTGGTCCATCTGGATGGCCCTGACGGTGCTCCCGATCCCCGCAATAACGTGCTGGAGTCGGACGGCGAGGAGGACGGCAGTAAGCGATTCTCGCTCTATGTCGCCAAGGGGCAGTCCGAGGGGACAGGGGAAAAATGGGCCAGCATTGCCGGAGAGGATGAGGGCGGATCGGCGGCGCGCCGCGTCGGCGCCAGCGGTAAAGCCCGCGATGACGGGGTGCGGCGGTATCGGCCCAAGATCATTAACCCGCCGGGCGAGGCATCGGCGGCGGATTGCCGCCGTCTGGCACAATGGGAGTGCGCGAGACGGGCGGGCAAGGGCTCGCGGCTGGTCCACGGGGTCCGGGGCTGGCGGCAAACCAAGGGCGGGTCGCTATGGGATATCGGGCTGATCGCCCCGGTCCAGGATGACAATGCCGGTCTGTATCGCGATCTGCTGATTACCTCGGTGTCGCTGGCGATTAACGAGCGCGGTCGCCGCGCCGTGGTGACGCTGGAGCCGCCCGAGGCGTGGGAGCCGCAGCCGGTGATCCCCCAAAAGGGCGGCGGAGAAGAAAGCGGCAAATGGGCCAGCGTCGCCAAAGCAACTAAATCCGGTTATCGAGGATAAAATCCATGGATTTATCACGACTGACCCGGCGCGTCGGCAACATGCTGATCGCGGCGGCGGTGGTGCGGGACGCGATCGTCGGCGGCTGTCATCGCGGTCAGCTCTCGGGCCGGGCCGGGGAGGGCAAGGGGGGTATCCGTATCCTGACCCCCTTTGGGCTTGCCGTCCGGATCGTCCCTGGTGAGGATGCCGAGACGGTGCTATTAGCGGTCGAGCCTAACCTCCGCTATGCCCTGCCGCCGCACGATCCGCGCTATCAGCCGGATGATCTCCAGCCCGGCGAGTCCTGCCTCTATAACGCCGACGATCCGGACGGCGGCTGCCGTATCCACCTCAAACGCGGGGGGGTGATCGCGATCACCTGTAAGGACGCAATCGTCAAGGCCGATAACATCGCCCGGCTTGAGGGCGGTCAGGTCGAAATCCACGCCAAATCGCGTCTGGCGATGGATTGCGGCGGCAATGGCGTCGTGTGGACCCCCGACACCCGCACCGATTACGTCACAGGATCGACCGGGACGGCAAAGCCGATCCATCCGCCGGAGGTGCCAAAAGATGGCTGATCTCAAGGTCCGCTGGGATGATGACGCCCGCCGATACGATCTGGTCCACGATGATGATGACCAGCCCGCGCTGGATGATGGCGTGGTGCATACCGCCGTGATTGCGGCGGTGTTGTCCTGGGGCCGGGCTCGGGAGGGCGACCCTCTGCCGGGCTTTGACGGCGACCGCAAGGGGCACTGGGCCGATCCATACGACCCCAGGGGCCGTAAGGGCTCGCTCTGCTGGTTGCTCACCGGCCGCATTATTACTCCGCGGACTCTGGCTGATGCCCAATCCTATTTGGATCAGGCGTTGGCCACGCTGGTCCCCGACTGGATCGCCTCCTATCAGGTCCGGGTCTGGCGCCGGGGCATCACCACAATCGCCGCGGTGGCGGATTTGATCCTGCCGGATGGCCGGGAAATGTCGGTCGATTTTGACTCTCTGATTTGATCCCGCAGGAGACCGCGCGATGCCGATTACCACCGAGTCCGGATTCAGCCGCCCGACCTTTGAGGAGTGGCTGTCCGACCGCCGCGCCGCCTATGTCAAGCAATACGGCGAGTTCGCGGACGATAGCGTCAATGCCCGTTTGGCCGAGCTTGATGCCGAGATGGCGCATTCCTTGAGTGCCCATATCGAGACCGAGGCGGCGTCTTTTTTACCGCTCCGCGCCAAGGGGCAGCGTCTGTTGGATTGGGGCCGATTCTTGATCGGCGATCCCAAGGGGGCGGGGACGGCGACCGGCAAGGTCCGATTTACTGGGGCTGACGGTCGCGACGTCCAGGCCGATCAAATCATGACTCTCGACAGTGGTATCGAGCTGCGCGTGGTGACCGGGGCGACGGTCGCGGGCGGTATCGTCGATCTGCCCGTGTCGTGCGTCGTCTCTGGGACTGGGGGCAATGCTCCCGCCGGGTCTGCCGTGACCCTGACCACGCCGATCCTGGGGCTCGATTCCTCCGGGCTGGTCCTGGCCCCCGGCCTGACCGGAGGGACCCCTGCCGAGACCGAGGATGAGTACAAGGCGCGGATCGTGTCGCGATTGCGCTCTCCGCCCCAGGGCGGCAATGACGATGATTATATCTCGTGGGCGTTGGAGGTGCCGGGCGTAACCCGTGCCTGGGTCCGGCGCGGGGCACGTGGCTCGGGCGAGGTGCTGGTGCTGTTTATGATGGACAGCACCTATCCCGATGGCATCCCGGTCGGCGCGGGCGCCCCGGATTATTCGGGCGACGTGCTGGCGGTCTACCGCCATTTGCTCGCCCAGGCCCCCGATCCGGCTGTGATTTACGCCAAGGCTCCGATCCCCAAGGCGGTCCCCTATGTGATCCACGGCTTGACCCCGGATACCCCGGAGATTCGGCGCGAGATCGAGGCGGAGTTGCGCGATGTCCATGTCCGCCGCGCGACCCCCGGCAAACCGTGGCGCTGGAGCTGGGGGCCGGAGGCGGTGACGACGGCGGCCGGGGCCGATTCGTTTGATGCGCTCGACCCCAATTACACGATCGCTTGCCTGATCGATGAGATCGCGGTGCGGGGGGCGGTGTCCTATGTCTGATCCGACGCTGGACGCCCTGACCGATGCCTATGAGCAACAGCTTGTCGAGCTGCTGCCAGAGGGTCCGGCCTGGGACGGCTTCCGCGCCGCCGATGGGCGGGGCCGCAAGCTGCTGCGGTCCAAGGCGAGCTTGTGGGCCAAGCTCCATGCCCGGTTTGATGCCCTGATGGCGGAGGCGTTGCCCTGGCGGGCGCGGGAGACTCTGGCGACACGGGAGGCCGAGGCGGGCCTCCCCGATATCTGCACGGCAGGTCGGGCCACGACGATTCCCGAGCGGCAGGCGGCGGTGGGGGCCAAGTGGCTCGGCTGCTCGATCGGGCATCGTGTCTCGGATTTCGAGGGGCTGGCGGCCAGTCTCGGATATTCGGCGACGGTGACGGCGGGGGTGCCCTTCCGGTGCGGGGTGTCCCGCTGCGGGGGCGATGAGCTTAACCCCCGTGCCGCCGCCTTCGCGCTCCGCGTCGTCGTCCATGGCCCGCGTAAAACCCGATTCCGCTGTGGGGTATCGCAAGTGGGGGTCGATCCGCTGCTTAAAATCCAGGCCGCCCAGGACCTGGAATGCATGATCCGCCGTCGGGCGCATAGCCACGTCGATGTCATTTTTGTCTATGAGGAGTAAGCGATGCGTGCAGTCCAACCGTTTGGGACCGCGCCGGGGACGCCCTACCATAATGGTGATCCGATGGGCGGGTCTGGCGTGGATGCGTCTTTTTTTAACGTCATCAACGCGGAGATGCTTGGTGTTTTGACGGCGGCCGGCATGGACCCGTCGCTTGACGATGCGGACCTCGGCCAGCTCGCTAAGGCGATCGCCAAGATGGGGGCACGAGCAAACGGCGAGGTCTCCCATTTGATCGACCGGATGGGCCTCCCCGACGATGGGGGGGCTTACGCCCGGCTCGCATCGGCTTTTGCCGCCGGGCGGTTTATCAATATCCCCGGCCTGCCGTCGCTGGGCGCGGGCGGTGACAGCGACGAGATCGCGATCGCGTCTGGTGGTGGGCATTATCGGATCAGCCTGTCCCAGCTTTTTGCTGGTCGGATCGGCTCGCGGCTGCTCGATCAGATCGCGCTCGCAAATATGCGATCGATGCTCAATAGCGCCGTGACGTCTGGCGCTCTAGTCCAGGGTAAGCAGTGGGAGTTGTTGTCGGACGAGTGGGGGGCCTCTAGCTCTAATGCGACGTATCTTAACGTCCAGGGTGGTTTAAGCTATTACAGCAATGTTGCAAATATCACAACATTGTCGTCATCTGGGAAATGGGCCGGATCATCTGCTATTACATATAGTGGATCAAATATCACATCAAATGATACAAATGCGAACCTTCATAGCATAAATTCTTTTGATGGTGACTTTAGTGTAAGCTTTAGTCTTGCTGGTTGCAGCAATTACGGCCCCGTCTGGGATATATATTTCGGGGTTTACCCATCAAGTCTTGTTAGCAATTTCTCGGCCGCTGGAGATGCGGGCGGGATGATGGCCATGCCGAGCGCATGGTGGATTGGCGGAGATGTTGTTACGTCTCCTAAGGTCAGTTATGGATCGACCGTCGGTATTACAACCTTGAGTGGATCGGCGACGACTGTATGGACAATCGGTCGATCAGGGGCAACTTTGACCCTCCGCAAAGACGGGGTAATCGCCTATACCTGGAGTCAGACCAGCGCCGCGCCGCTACAATTATGTGTGGGTGGCAGTACCTCCGCCCAGATTACCGGTATCGCCTGGACTGTACCGGGGGGTGGGGCAGACATGATTTTGATGCCGCCAAGCCCCGTGGCTTTGTCGTCTAGTCCGGCATACGCTGACATGTATGCCCTCTACCGCGACGACAGCGGTGCGTCCACGCTTGGGACCGATCTGACCGCTGAGATCAGCCGTGACGGCGGGGCCTCTTTTGCGCCCGCGACGATTGCCGCTTTGGCCGCATATGACGGCACTTATACCCTGATTCGTGCCCGCGCCAATTTGTCCGGTCAGCCGGTCGGGGTGTCGCTGACTGGGCGGATCGCTGCGCGAAATGGCAAAGTCCAGCGTGTTGCCGCCCCGGCCCTTTACGCGGAGTAAGCCCGATGACCTCCTGGATCGATCCCCTGATCGCCACCATCACGGCCGAACTGGGCTCGCAGAGCCTGGACCCGGCTGACGTCGCGTATGTGACCAAGCGGCGGATGGCCTACGACATCCGCTGGCCTGTTCGTCGCCAGATGGAGGCGCATCTCGATGCCGCCAACGGGAACAGCGCGACGATCGAGGCGATGAAAGCCGAGTTCGCCCAGATCAAGGCCCACCCCTATTTTGCGAAGCCGGGCGGCGATGCCCCGCCCGAGGCGTCGTGATCGCGTCCGCATCCGCCTCTCTCTGCCCCCGCCTCCGGCGGGTTTTTTTATGCCCGCTCGAAAGGCTCTCCCCATCATGCCCTTGTCTATCATCCCCGATTGGCTGCGCGCCGCTGGGGCCGCGCTCGGCCTAATCGTTGCCAGCGTCCTTGCGGGGCGTCTGGCGTGGCACGCCGATCAGGTCCGGCGCGGCCATCGGCGGCTGTGGTCGCGCGAAATGTTTTTAGAGGCTCCGACGATCGGGGCGATGGCGCTCCTCACCTGGGCTCTGGTCGATTACCTCGCCTTGTCGCCCGGACAGGCGGCCGGAGTGGGGGTGGTGCTGGGCTGGCTGGGGCCGAGGGGACTGGAGATCGTCGTGGTCCGTGTCTGGCGCTCTCGCACCGCCGCGATCCCGCCCACGCCGGGCGGAGAGACGGGGGCGGGGTGATGTCTGCCGATATCCCGCCGCCCCGGATCGATACCTACGCCACATGGCACCCCGAGGACGGGTGCCGCATCCATAGCGACGGCCGCCCGATCGGAGTTGCCGCCGCTCTCACTCTGATCGAGGTGCTGGCGGCCTATGTCCGCCACGCCACGACCCATCCGGAGACAGATCATTATGCCCCGATATGACATGCCTAAGTTGCGGTGCGAGTTGCGGCGGGACGAGGCGCTGCGCCTCGTCGCCTATCTCTGCTCGGCGGGCAAGTTGACGCTCGGCTACGGCCATACCGATGGCGTCCAGGGCGGCGATACCTGCACACAGGAGCAGGCGGAGCGTTGGCTCGATCAGGATATCGCGATTGCCGCCGCTGGTCTCGACCGCGCCTTGCCCTGGGACTGGCGCGGTCTGTCCGACGCCCGGCAACGGGCGTTGATTAATATGAGCTTTAACCTCGGCCTGCCCCGGCTGCTGGGCTTTAAGCGGATGCTCTACGCCCTGTCGATCGGGGACTATCCCGGCGCGGCGGCGGAGGCGCTCAACAGCAAATGGGCGGGCCAAGTCGGCGACCGTGCCGCCAGGCTGGCCGACATGATCCGCCGGGGGTAGCGCACGCTATCTGCCGAAAAAATTGTCACAAGGAATTTCAATGAGTTGCCGCCCGGATCGTCCGAGGCGGCTTTTTTGTGTCCCGAGCGAGGATGAGCCCTATGGATATTGATTTGATGACGCTTTTGGCCGCCCTAGGGGTATCTCCCCCGGTCGCGGCGCTGGCCGTGCCGGTCGCCGTCGCGGCGGCCTCGGCGCTCGATGCCGCGATTCCCCAGCCCGCCACCGGATCGTGGTGGATTTGGCCGCGCCGCCTGCTGTCGTGGCTGGCCCTTAATGTCGGCCATGCCCGCAATGCCGCTAGCAAGGACGGACAGGGCGGTCATGCCTCCCTGGTGCTGGGTGTGGCCCTGCTGGCGTCCCTGGGCCTCACGGCCTGCGCCGGGACCGGACAGACCGGCGGCACCGAGTGGAGCGCGTCGCAGACCGCCTATGTCGAGATCAAGACGGCGATCGCGGTCGAGCAGGTCGCGGTCAAGACGGCGGCGACGCCCGGCCTGTCGGAGGCGGTGCGGGCCGATATCCGCGCTGGCGCCCTGGCGCTGGCCAGCGGTGTCCGGTCGCAGATCGAGGTGCTGACCGCCGGGGGCGGTGTCGGCGATCAGGCCAAGTCGGCCGCGATCGCGGCGGTGTCCGATCTGATCGGCCGGATCGTCCCTCTGCTCGACGCGGCCCACGGGTCGGATGTCGAGCCCGAGGTGGCGCTGATCGCGGCGGGCGGCGGGGCGCTGCAATCCCTGCCTGCGGTGATCGGCGCTGTGGTGGCCGTCAATGGCGGCTACGATCCCCCGCCCGAGGCAATTGCCGCCGCCCTGGCCGAGCTGGCGACGGTCTCCGCCAGCGTCGGAGCGATCTGATCGATCGCATGTCTATCTGATGTGTCTGCCGCCGATCCCTTACGGGGTCGGCGGCTTTTTTTGATTCTTGACGCGGCGTTGCTTGAGTCCGCGCTTGTAGAGCGCATTTCTCAGCGCTGAGATACTAACTCCCGTCTCCTTGGATATCGTCGATACTGACCCACCTTGATTCAGGATGGCAACAACCTCATCCCAGGTTAGGTCTCCGCATTTAACTGCGTCTATTCTTTTGCGCGGCGAGCTTGGTTGAGGTGGACGGCGGTGTTGTGGCTTATATGCCGCTATGTGTCTATAAATTGTGCCTAGGCTTATTCCGGTTGCGTGGGAAATATCGACAAAGCTGTCTCCCCGCTCAACCATGGCCTTAACATCATCGCTCTGTAATATTGCTCGGGCGTTGCGAACGACCTTGCGGACCGAAGAGTCACTCCCACGCAATGACGTATAACAAGATTGCCAACTGACGCCTGCAACATCGCCAATTTCTTTGTATGTCGCCCCATTAGCCCGCATATCGCGCGCTTGCTCAATTGTGATTGTCCCAACCATACGACCGCTCGGACCTGATGGCGCGTGTTCAGGGGAGATTAAATCTCGGCGCAAATTCCTCGCGCGGATAAACCACCCGACAGTCCCAAAGGACCTCCCCGCTCGCTGAGCGATCTGTCTGAGCGTAAGCCCCTCATCTAATAGATGCTTGATCTCCGATGATGACAGATTGCCGCATCGGTCCTCTGTCATGCGGGTCCTGGCAACATGCCGCAGCCTGCGGACCGATCCGGCGGCGATCCCGAGATCATCGGCGATGGACGAGATTGGTGCATCTGACATTAGGATAGCCGTCACAGACTCGTCCCGCCACCACCCGGCCTCGCGGCAGCGACGGCCCAGCAAAGCCTGACGATTGGTGCTGATCGCGCCGACAGACACGCTATGCTCGCGGGCAAATTCGTCCGTCGTCATGGTGGCGAGGTCCTCAATACGATCAGACCACCATAGCCACTGATCGGCACGCCAATCGTGTCCCAGCAAACGGCGCATGCGCATGATCGCTCCACGCCCGCATGGGAGGCGGATTTGCGCGGGCGTGTGGCGCAGGCTCTCCAGATAGGCCGCGACGTCGGGGGTCACGATGGCGCGTGGACTGCCTGCTCCGCCTCGGCCGCGCGGCATACCTTGCGGCCAGCCCAGCGACAAATCAAATCCATGATCGGTCGGGCGATGCTCGCGGACGTCCCAGATATCGCCCCAGACGTCCGCAGTCTCGCCGATGATGGTGGCGACCCTAGCCACGATTCTCCCCCGCGATCGCTACGGCGCGGCGCAGGCCGAGCGACAAATCCCCCTCGCCCAGGGCGCGGGCGTCGTCGATCGTCGCTTGATCGAGGCTGACGTTTTTACGCTGCATCCCGGTCGCTCCGTCGGCGGTGGGGCGTCCCGCGCCGGGGCGTCCGCCGCCGTGGGTGGAGACACCCAGCGCGACCGCGACCTTGCGCTGATCGAGCGTCCGCACGGCTCCCCCGGTGATCTGGACATAGACGCCGACCTGGGTCTGAGCCAGGGCGCCCGTCTCTCCGCTGGCCCGGGTGATGGTCCCGAGCATCGTGTATCCACGCGGCGGGACCGGGCAATAGGTGCGCCAGTCGCCGTCAGGATCGACGGTGATACGGCCTCGATTGTCGTGGGTCATAGCAGATTCCTCCGGAGAGGCCCGGCGTTTCCGCCGGGCCGATGGGGTTAGAATTTCAGGGCGGCGCGGGTGTGGGCATCGTCGCAAATCTGCTCGATCGTCCAGGTGTCGTCGTAAGAGCCGGGGACCACGTCGTCAGTGGTAACGGTGTCGCTCCACTCGATCTCTTCGATTTCCGGGGTCAGGCCCAGGGCGGCGGCGGCGCGGAGCCGGTGGGCACCTTCGAGGGCGACCCAAGCGCCGTGGCATCCCATCCACACGGCCTTGATGGCCGGAGCGCCGAGGGTCTGCATTTCCTCGGTCACGGTGGCGAGGTGGTCGGCATCGAAATGATTGTGGGGGAGGATGATGGTGGTCATTTTCGTTTCTCTACCCCTGATTTCCCGAGGTGCGGCTTGAGGCGTCATCGCTCTCTATGACTTGATTTATACACACTAATTCAGGCGGGCGCAAGGGGGGAATATCTGTTTGGGGTTCCGTTTGGGGAAATTCCTCCCAGACTGCCCAAATTCTCCGTTTGTTCTTGATTAATAAATCAATTAAATCAATTGCTTAGGTTAAGATGCGCGGTTTCCTAAACCGTAGGTCAGGGGTTCGAATCCCTTCCGGGACGCCAATTATTCCAATCAGTTAGCGGAAAATCTGGACAAGCTCTAGCCAGTTTTTTGTCAATTTCCCTAGACTTGTCCCTAGCCTGTCCCTAATTTTGGCGTGACGGGGGATGATTGCGGGTGATCGCTCAGGGCTCGTCCCGGTCGATATCCGTGCGGGCCAGGGTGCCGCGTCAGGTGGTGTTCGCCCGCCTGTTTCCCGATGGAGCGATGGCGGCGGTGTAGCTGGGATCGATCCGCCCTCGGTGAAGTCCCCCTTTCGGGGCGAGATCGGCACGAAATCGCCGTGTCACGACACATCCCCTCGTTCACCATCGTTGCATCTCGAAACGCGGTGTCCCATGATTACTCCAGATTTGGAGCTTTCCGGGAGGGAAGATCATGCCACAAGCGGGAAACCACGTCCCGACGCCCCCCAGGGTGACGACCCTTGCCGACAGGCTCGACCCCGCTGTCCGGCGGCGGCTGTCCGGTCCTGGGCTGCGGGCGTTCTTTGCCATCACCGATGGATGGAAGCTGGCGGCCAAAAGCCAGCGCATCCTTCTCGGCTCCGTGCCCGAGTCGACCTTCCATAACTGGAAAGCCGGAAAGCATGGTCCGCTGTCCTACGATCAGCTTGAACGCATCTCGCTGGTGCTGGGCATCCATAAGGCGTTGACCTTGCTGTTTGCCGAGGACGAGAACGGCCAGACGTGGCTGCGTCAGCCCAACGATGAAAAGGTGTTTGGCGGGAAATCGCCGCTGGATCGCATGCTGGTCGGCAGCATCGACGACCTGTACCGGGTCCGCCGCTATCTCGATGCATGGCGGGGCGTTTGGAATTGACGCCGCCGGTTGCCCGCGTGGCGGGGATCACGCACCGGCTGGTCTCAACCCGCTATCCACCTGTAGGCATCTTCGATTCGGTGGCGAGCGGGGACGATTTGGTGGCCTTGTTCGAGTTGGAAGGCTGGACCTCCGACCGCCTTGGGGCCGAGGTCGGGAAATTGGAGATGCTGCCTCAATCGGAATGGGTAACGGGGGTGCAGGGTGCCACTTCCATCATGGCCGCGTTCTGCTACCCCAGTCCCGAGGGTGGCCGGTTCACCGGTCCAGATTTGGGGGCATGGTATTGCGCCCTCGACCTTGAGACCGCCATTGCCGAGACGGCTCATCACAACCGGCGACGGTTGCTCAAGGCGGGGATGCTTCATGCCGTGATCCAGATGCGTCAGCTTGTCGCCGAGGTCGATGCGGCTTTCCATGACATTCGCGGCCAGCAGGCGATCCGGCCCGAACTTTATGACCCAAACGACTACGCGGCCTCCCAGACGTTCGCGGCGGACTTGAGGGGCGGCGGTTCGAACGGCATCGCCTACGACAGCGTGCGGCGGCAAGGCGGGCACTGTTTGGCCGTGTTCCGCCCGAGACTGGTTCCCGCCGCCTTGCAGGGTGACCATTGGGAATATAGGTGGAATGGGAGCCCTGAACCCGTCGTGACGCGGCTGACCAACAAGGGGACAGGCGGTTGAAGAGGCCCTGTCGGCCCGATGCCTCGCATGGGATGGACTCACAAGGTAACGCTATGAACGTCAATACGATCAAAACCCCCAAAGATCACAAGGCCGCACTGGCAAGAATCGACGAACTGCTGGACGCTGAGGCGGGAACATCAGCGGGCGCGGAACTCGAAGCGCTGGCCATTCTGGTGGAGCGGTACGAGGAGGATGCCTTCCCAATCGATCCGCCGTCCTCACTCGACGCCATTCCGTTCCGCATGGAGTAGGTGACGACCGTCAAGCATGCCTCCCCAGAATCAGGACTGAACGCCGTGACCACCTGGAATTACCGTATCGTCCGCCATCACCAGCCGAGCGAATGGTTCGGCCTGCATGAAGTCTTCTATGACGAAGCAGGGTGCCCGACGTCGATGACGGCCAATCCGGTTGATTTTGTTTGCGATGGCGATGAGGGGCCGGAAGGGATTATCGGTTCGCTGGAAATGGCGCTGACCGATGCGAAGAGTCGCCCGGTCCTGGACGAGTGCGATGTCGTCGGCCCGCCCGCAGAAATTCAGCCTCACGCCGTCGAATGACAGCCGCCCGGCCTGCGATGGAGGGAGATGTGGTGCCTGATCGTGACGAACTGCTGCGGGCGCAACCGAAGTTGGGAAGGCGGCGGCATTGATGCGGCAGGTGAAAGAGAATCTGTTGTTTTCGCTTCGCTCGGCCTCGCCGCGACAAAGGGCTTTATACGGTCGTAAGCCATCGTTCGTGCGCAGGGGCGAATGAAACCCCCGCCAGATCGGCTTCTGCTACTCAACGGGGCGGCCGCCCCGGACCGGCAACGTTCGTCGGGTCCAGATTTTTAGTGTTGTATCTGCCTTCCGTACCCCTCGCGGGGCATAAAGGGTGAAGCCTTGTCAGCCTCATCAAGTCGCGCAGCAACTTCCTTCGCATGCTTCCGCTCGACCGCTCGGATCATCAACGTGGATTGCAACTCGACCAAATCATAGTCCCCGCGAACAACATTCACCGCCCTCGCTAGAGTGAAGGCGACCAAAAAAGTCAGCACGCCCGATATTAATCCTGAAATGACCCCCTTTGCCTCAAGTCCGACGGTTAAAGAAGATGCTGCTTTTAGAAAAAGTTCGATAAAATTAAGGCCGATAATAGACATAAAAGCAAGGATGATGAGAGCTATCATCCTCCTCATGACTATCTTTACGGCGAAAGAAAGGTCTCTTATCTCCTGAACTTCGAAGAAGTCGGTGTTCGTGATTGGCATGCCGCGCGCGAGACGAACGAACACTGCGGCGCCCAGCACAGAGAGCGCCATCATCGTTCCCTGACGAATGTCACCCCAATTTCGCGGCTCCATCACCAGGGGGGATATAACCGCGAGGCCGAGGGGCACAGCCACCTGCAACCACCTGCTCATCGGCTTGTTCCCGTGTTGTTCAGGCCGTGATCTTACCATCCTCAACGAAACGGTGGTACACCCTAATCAGTTGGTTACGGGCATCCACAAGGTCAAGCAGCATGCTGCCATCCCGGATCCGTTTGACCGGCATGCTGGTCTGGAGGCGGGCTTCATCGCCCTTGATCGCCCCGTCCTTCCCCCGGATACGCACCTCACCTTCGGGCATATTTCGCAATCCAGACGCCAGATTGCGCATGAACTCCTTTTCAAATTTCCGCTTCTTCGCCCTGTAGCCGATGTTGACAGTAACATCCAAAGCAGCGTCTGGCGGGATGCTGTCCATCAGCTTCTTTGCCTCCATCGGCCCAAGAAGGTCTTCGATGATCTTTTTCCCTTTGTCGAACATGGCCCGAAGGTCGCCGACAGTGCTTCGCTCAACCACCTCCACCGTCTTTCCCGATGTGGGTGCAGGGTGAACTGTTTGTTCGTCGGTATCCCTGACGGTCTCAGGAATTAATCCTCCGATCTCTATACTTGTGACGTCTTCTAGGTCTCCGCCTACGGAACTGATATCAAAGGCCGCCTGCAATTCAACAAAATGATCCCGTTCTATGGTTTCAGTCTCGTCACGAAGAAGCCAAGTTAGGTATTCCTCCATTCCTTTTGTTTGCATCGCAGTGTGCTGAATCATAAAGAAGTGGTCGTTTACAGCCAGCCAATATGCAATTCCCCGTAAATACTCCATTCCATCAGGTGCGCGGTCTTCAGCGATGTCTACAGCTTCAATGGGGACCCGCCCGGCTTCCTCGGCACCCTCTCTGCGCTCTATCTCAATAAGTGCCTGCATCTCTCCTGGCGTAAATACACAAACATTTCCGAATACAACCTCATCATTAGAGTGGTAGTCGTTAATGAATCTTCGATAGTCTGGCGTCCTTGGTACGCTAGCAATACGCAATCTCCAGTCTTTAGAGTATTTTGTTCCATTCTTATGCGACATTTCCATCGCATCGATAATTGATTTAGCAAGTGTTTTTTGTGGGAAAACATCGCCGTCTCTGCGCAATCTTCTGTAATGAATCGTACAATATTTACTGTCCATGGTCCGTCAGCCTCTTAGTCAATATCCAGCGCAACCCGCTACCGCAGCACCTCGGAGACCACGCGAGGTCTCCGAAACCTCGATTCTTGCCCGCTTCGCCACAACGAAGCGGGTCATGGCGGATATCGAGGGGGGAAAGCGGGCGGTTTGCTGTGCCACCGGACCAATCCGTCCATATCGACCAGTTCCAGGCGGTCGGACTTTTCCGCCGATTCCATCGCGGCACTGGTGAAGCTCGAGGTGGTCACCAGATAGCCGCGCGCGGCACCGTTCTCCTCGATCACGCCTTTGAACTGCTGCACCAGCGGGCCGCCGACCGGATTGTCAGGGCTGTGGCGCTTGCATTGGATCACAATCAGGCCGTCTGGGTGGTCGACAAAGCCGTCAACGCCCAGGTCGTTCGACTTCCTGGTTGCCCATGCCTTCACGCCCTCGGACTTGAAGAAACTGACGACGTGCAGTTCGAAGTCGAACGGATCCATGCTCAACAGCTTCTGGCGGAGTTTCACCTCGGCGGCGGGCATGGTGAAGCGCCGGGAATCGATCGGCTCGTCGCGCATCGCTGCCTTCAATTCGGCGCTGGTCCGGCGGGCGATTTCGTCGCGGGCGATGATCTCCAGAACGCCCATGAGATACGGCGCCGCTTCCTTGTGCTTGGCCAAGCTCTCCAGGATGGAAGTGATCCCAGCCGACCCGAGGAACACCAGCAGCAGGACCGGCAGTCCGAGAGCGCCGCCCAGAGCAGCAACCCCAGCACCTTGACCACCAACAAAGGGCGCGGCCAACAGCGTGACCGGGACGGCGATCTTGACCGACAGAGGAAGGTCCGAGTTCTTGAAGTTCTTGACCGTCTCCACGACGCTGCGAGCCACGATTCCCACCGACTTCTTGGTGTCAGTCAGGGCATAGAGCGCGGTGAACTTCTCTCGTTTTGTGCCGTCGCTGGCCAGGACGTCGCGCGATCTGGAAAGCCAGTCTGAGATTTCGTGGCGGTCTTCTTCGTTCGAAATCTTGCTGATCGTTTGGGAGAATACCCGGATCAGCCATTCCCGAAGACGATCATTCGTTGAAGCATCCGCCATAATTGGAACTGTCCTAAACCATATCGAGCTTTAAGTTTTCCTATGCGCACCTAATGGCAGAAATCGTGACACGATCAGATACACGGGGCAACAGCCGTTGCTGTCCCGGAAACGAAAAACCCCCACACCGGGGGGATGGTGCGGGGGGCTTTCGAGGGGAACGCGATCTTGGGGGGAAGTTCGCGCTTGGATCCGAAGGAAGACTTGTGAGTGGCTGAGGCTCAGAAGCTTGTGATGATAAAATGCCAGCAGCCGGGTTACCGCATCGTGGCGCGGGGATGATATTTTTGTAATGGTTCAAAAGAGGGCGGCCATCTGGGCGCCGGGGCGGTAGGCAACGAGGACGGGCACATTTTCCTTTAGAGAGTCCCCTTTATAGGAAAATGTGCCCGTCCTCCGGGTGCTGCGGCAGGAGGGCAAGCCTCGCCTGACTGGCCCGAGGTGCCGGTGTCATGCCTGATCGGTTCGGCTCCCCACCTCGGTCGCCATCGGGTCCGCCTTCACCGGATCGCTGTCTGAGGGCACCGGCTGTGCTGCGCCCGCTCGCATCCGGGCGACCGACTGCGCTGCCGCCATCTCTAGAGCCTTGTCCGCGACCATCTGCGCCTTGGCCAGCATCTCGAGTTTCTGCGCCTTTGGCATGTCCCAGAAATTCGTGCGACCTGACGGTGTTGATGAGTCTGTCGATTGCGGCGCGGACTTCGTGGTCGACATCAGCATTATCCTTTCTGCCCCAACGGACATCCTCGACAACGCCGAGAATCGCCTCGCGCTCGACCGGCGACAGGCCCAACTTCATGCCT